ACACTGTTTGGTTTTCTTTTGTGGTTTGGTAAATAATGTGCTGACCAATGCGGCGAGACATAGCTCTTGAAGTTACGCCTAATGTGTTGATGGTTGTTTTGAATACGCCTCTTTTGCGAATGTCCTGCTCATCTTGCACATATTCCACTTTTGTTTTATAGTTGTCAAAGCGATCCAAGTATACAACTTCTACAGTGTTAAATTGCAAGTCTCTACGAACGTTAGCGTAGTTAAATACTCCTTCCTTTGTATTTGAATTATTAAATAAAGCTATTGGCGTTCTTGGTCTATCGTCTAGAAAATGAATTTCTGAACCTCCAAAAAACACTATGCCGCGAAACAAATTAGCAATGACATTAATCGCGTCATAAACTTTTGTTTGCTCTTTGAACATAACATTGCAAGAGAATCTAGGCTCCAAGCCTCCAAATCCGTTACTAACGCCGACAAAATAACCTTCGTCATCGACTGCATCGCAGAATCTAGCGATTTTATAAAGCTCCCATTTGTTTACTTGAGATTCGTCAATATAAGATCCTAAACCATAACGCTTGCTCGTAAGCAAATCATATAATATCCACGCTGGATTATCTGTCCAACCGTATGAGAATGTTCCATCCCAGTCTTTTGTGTATATTCGTTTTTTGGTAGTATAGTTCGTTGCGCTGCTGACATATCGAATATCGAGAGAAGATGCGGAGTCTTTAGTTTTATAGTTAGAAGGTATTCGGACTTTTTTTAATTTACAATCGTAACTTCGCTCAGGTAGAGAACCAAAACTTCTAGCGTCGAGCTTGACACCCGCAATCGCTGAAAATGGATAGGAAAATCTTTGATTAATTATTTCAGTTACTTTTCCGAGAGTAATATCTTTGTTAATTAATACAGAGTTTGTTTCGGCAGACAATTTAACAATTTTAATATATCTTTTAGTAGAAGAAGGTTCTTCGCCGTCAACAAGAGCGGGCAGCGTGAAAGGTTGAGTCAGCGGAGCTGCTATTAAATTATCTCCTTGAATTATTTTAACAGAATCTTTTAATAAATTTTCTGCTTCAATAGAATCCGATCCGAAATCAATAACACACGGTCCCTCAATCAAGCCAGCGATAGAGTAAGAGTAAGGAGTCACATCTGTTTTTCTTCCATTGGTTATTTTACCAGTTTCGATTCTTATCGCCACAATCGAAGGATATTTTGAGCCAGCTTCAAGACCTTCGTTCGGTGTTTCCACAGTGTCAGATAAATTATTTACAATGAGAGAAATAGATACTCGATCTACGAAAGGATTCTCGATAGTGTGCGTGACAGACAAGGCATCGTAATCTCTTTTTTCATTTGCGTCGTTCCAATCGGAAAAGCTCTTTTTGACACTGCTTCTGTAATCTACAGACCCTTCCAATCCCAAAGATACCGCTGTTTGAGTCATACTTAAATTCATATTTTCGATTCCATTTACGAATTTATTGGTATTACTGTCTAATACAATTCTTTGAATTAACTTGTTTTTATCGAATGGTCCATACAGCCGAGATTCATACGGATAATCGTTAAAAACTTTATCAAAGTTATTTAAGGACTTTTGAAATTCTTCTCCCTTTTGAAATTGACAAGATATATTAGAGAAGTTAAATAATTGACTTGAGTTGTTGGATATATTAAATTTTTCCGCTACTGCTAATTTCATATCAACGCTATTTAAAGCTAACAATAAATCTGTTGGTATGTATTGGTAAGAGGAGCCGAATACGTCGTTTGCTTCCGCTATAAATTCTTGATCCGTCATTAACGCATATACGACAAGAAGGCTCCGCACCTTGCCAGTAAAGAGGCCGTTAGAAATTTCTGGCTGAGCAAATACATTCGTATAACCACCAGGATCTCCGTTGATAAAAAAACTTAATTTTTTATCACTTTGCATACCTTGAATTGTTGCGATAAACATTGCGCCCAAATCAATAATCATAAAAAATACAGCGCTCCGATCACTTTTTATGTGGTATGAAGCTTCTTGCATTATCAATTTAATTGTTTCTAGATTTTTTAAATTTTCATCAGCAATTGATTTGGCGGCGGCAGAAGAGTTGGCGTTGGATACACTTCTAACAAAACTCTCAAATGAAGTCAAAATCGCAGATCCATTAGTAATCGGACTTCTTGTGTGGTGAATTTCTATTTTGTCGCCAATTAAAAATTTAAATGGAAAATCGCTAGAGTAATCAGAATAGTTTGCGCCGTTAAAAAGTGGAGATTGGTATCTTGGAAATTTATGTCTCTGTTGCCCAACAGGGACTTGTTGATACCCGATAAATAATCTTGGCTTTCCGTTAGACTTTGGGTAAACTGTTAATTGTATATTGACATCATAATATGGTGCATCATTAATTTCAAACGTTTTGAAATTTCCATTTGAATCCATCCAAATTCTTGCGATAGGATTAGTCAATGCCGATATTGATGTTGAGTCGATGAAGGCTTGGCTATTTAGGCTCTCAGTATTTTGTATAGGCGTATTGTCTAAATAAACGCCTTTAAAAATATCAGAGCTTAGTAATTGGCCATTTTGATCAACTAGTCCCTCGATAGGCCCATCAGATATCAAATCAACAATTTCCGCGACACTAAAAGAAGCAACGCTTTTGAATCCCCCCAGCTTCGGCGCATTCAAAATTGCAGGTTGAGGCTTCGGTTTGCTTTTCGCTCCTCTAATTGATTGTTTTTTGTTAATGTGTCTCATTTTACGATCTATCGTTGTTTATAGATTGGCCGTCCGTTTTAAAAGCGATTTCCTTTTCGAATCCTTGTGGATATGATTTAATGGTAGATTGTATAACTGCCGAACCAACCCTTAATCTACCGTATCCCACAGGGACGGGGATACCTTGTTCCGCAATATTAGCTTTGGAGGAAAAGATGAAAGATTGTTTCGCGGCACTAACATCGGCAGATGGTCGCTCCAATTCTGGAGGTTTTGGCGCTAACATCATTTGGAGTCCCATCAAAGCAAGTGGAATACCGAATTGCCCAAACCCAAAAGCTGTTAAAACCACACCTACAACAATTAAAATACCACCAATGACATCATTACCAGCTCCACATATCAATGGAACAATATCAATTTTTTGATGGTCTGATGCAAGGGACAATTCTTCAATGGTAGTCATCTTCTTTCCATCAACGAGCAAAGTAAAATGAATTCCTTGGTTAGCTAATTCCACAAGTCTATTACGAAAATTGCCGTGAGAACAAGAGATCGCGTCAAAAACCTCTTTGGGGCGTTTTACTGCTAGGCTGAAAGTTTTTCTAAACTCTTTAGCCAATATTCCGTGTAGCGTTACCTGTGTCATTTTAATTTTTCCTTTAACCTTGCAAATGCTTTTACATTCAATTCGCATTCACTAGGCTCATAAATATGGAATTTTTTAGTGTTTAGAGAGTAAATTACGAAAGGTATGCAACAAGCTTCCGCCATCTTTACATCAAATTCCGATGGAGTTTCATCGCCAACGATATGACTATGGAAAACAGCCAACATATCATTATTCTCTGCGAACATTAGATACGATGCTGGATTAATGGAAAAAAAGTTCTTGGGATCAACAGCGTCGTTCTTTTCGACTGTAGCCACATATTCGGAGCCGTTGTATCCTATAAATCCACACACCTCTTGAGATGATTGCTCGTTGCAAGAGTTAACTACAAAGTCGCGTATTTTAGAGATTGTTTTGTTTTTTATTTCTTTAACCATATCTTTCTGTTCCTGGGAATCCGCCGAATGGCAGATCTATGCTTTGTTTGTTTCTGTTGACAATTTCTGCGATTGAGACGTTGCCCACACTCGAAGTGTTAAAGGTGGAGGGCGAGTCTCCCGAAATAATTAATTTTCTCGATGAATTGTTCATTCCTGAGATGCCCGAAGCTCCATCGTTAATTAGCATCTCCCACCAGCCTAACAAATCTGTGGTATTTGCTGATCGACCTATGAAATCGGGATAATCTTTAAAAACGCTCTGACTAGCTTCTTTTATTCTAACATCGACACCATTTGCGCCAGTCCAAAACGCCGTTGGTCCAAATTTAATTGGGCTAATAAGCTTCATGTTAGAGAAGATTTGATTTGTCGCTCCCAATGGATTTGAGGTGAACTCGCTTCCCGTAGGAAATTGCCAATCATTTATTCCGAACTTAAAACGATATTGATTGCCGACAATGCCGCTTTGATAATTGGGATTTTTAAATCTAAAGTATTCTTTATTTGAGCTGTTTAAAACATAACGACCACTATTGGATACTCCGTCACTTAATTCAATATAACCTGCGGTTGCGGTGGTGGGCGATGGTCCTGTAGCGGCTCCGCCAGAACATATTAGGTGTAGGGGGCGCATCTGGTCGTTGCTCCACGGAATACTTAAAGTTCTGTTGTTTTGCTGCGCCGATGCGCCCGTGGTGCGAGTAGCAAAATCAAGGAATAAATTTGTTCCCGAAGCGTATAAATTAATGCCGCTGTATCTACAGTTGCCGCTGATATTGTTGAAAACAGAATAAAGTTCGTTGGGATAAGATTCTCGACCCGTGAATCCAATCCATGTGGAAATTTGAAAAAAGTCGTTTCTATGCAATGGCATAGCGGTTTCCAAATCGTTGTAAACTAAATGTGGAGGGTTAGTTTCAAAAACAGCGACCTCGCTTAAAGATGGAACAGTGGTTCCGCCGCTGCCCGAAATGATAATTTTTTTGACCGATAGATTTGAGAAACCAGTAGTGGATCGTAATCCCGCCGTATCGACAGCGAGCGTTCCGCTATGAATTACGGTATTATTAATATCAAATAGACGAATATAAGCGTTCTTGAAATCATAAGTCGCAACGGGGTCATATAAATCAATTCTGTTAATGTTCCGAGGGCTAGACCACTCTAAATTCAACATAGCGCCAGTTTTAGCAGCGCCAGTAGTTTGCCAACGTGTAGCTGTGCTTAAATCGACAGCGTTTTTAGCTGGGGATTCAGCCGTTTCCGACGATCCAGATATGCCAGTAGCGTTTGATGCTATGTTATTATACCTTAGATTTCCGACGCGAGATGTAAAATCAACAAAATTAGCCGTGCGCTCTATAGTTCTCTCGTTAAACTCGATAGATCCCCTGCCAAAACGCAACTGACATCCATCAAGTTTTTTATTGCAGCCGTCGCGTGTCCAAAGAGATGGGTTTTTGTCTGGTATTGTTGAGTGCGAACTGCCGTGATCCGCTTGGCATACATACCAAATTTTTGCGAACTCGCTCTGTGACGGATTAGACGGATTAGCGATGGTTATCTTTTTATTTTCAAGATAAGCGGTATCGCCAGATACATAAGTTCTTTGAGTATTCCACTCTTTTTGCGCTTGATTTGTGAACCAATCTATCGGGTCTTTGACGATCAAGCTCGCTCCCTCTTCTGTCGCAAGGGGAATTCCGTTATAGTTGCATCCGTTGCCTCTATAGTGCCACGAACAGTATCTCGACATAATCAGGCGATTGTTCACTTCAAAGTTTTCAAGGTCAAGCGGAGAAGTCAACTCTAGTTCAATAAAGACTTTGTTTTCGGCGGTTTTTTGTCCAACTACAAACGTATCATTAGATAGTTCAGCGGACGCATCAGCCGCCCCCCAAGGATTGCCTCCGTCAAAGTTAACATTGTCCAAGTATTTGACAAAAGTTCTTTTTCGTATAA